CCGGACCACGATCCAGGATTTCTTTCCATGCAGAGTCCATAGTGTTAACCTGAACAAATTCATCAGAGTCTTCAAACTTGATGAAGATCATTTCTTGGTTGCTGGTGTCAACACGTTCAATCATCATATTATCCTTAGTCGGTTGCAGAGTCAATTGCTTTGAGTTCAGTTACACGGCGGCGGATGGCATAATCAGCATCATTGAGCTGACGAATCCATGCATGGTTAATCTTACGTTCCTTACACTCTTCCTCCATACGCCACTGAGCGATAATGCCAGCCGCTTCCAGAAGTTCAGCTTCAGAACCTTCAATCACACAGACATTGTCTGCAATAATACGGTTTACTAGATTTTCCATCATTATATTATCCTTCGATGAGTGCAGTAAACCGAACGTGAAGAGCTTCCATCTTTTCGTTGAAACCCTTCAGCTCTTTCTTAACAAGGCGAATCTGCTTACGCATGCCAGCGGCTTTGGCCTTGGCGGAGAGTTTTTGCTTCTTAGTCATGATAGTCTCTTTTGCTCAGTTGATAATATGAATATAGTACTTCTGCACGGAAAAGTACACCTCTAAAATGACTTTGTGTAAAATCAAATTAGAGGTGTGACATTTCAGTAACAGTTAAAATTCTGCTTCGAGACGTTGAAGATCTTCGAGTCGACCGAAGAATTCGTAAACCGGGTTTCCGCCGGCTGGGCCAAACTCGGTGACAAGTTCAGCGGTACAGTTATATTCCCGAGCATAGTATTGAACATCGGCCAAAGAGGCTTCGGAAGAAACGTCGAGCTGAATAGAAGTTTGAGCAGACATGTGGTGTATTCCTTACGTTGTGATAATTATAATATAATCACTATTCACAAAAAAGAAACCCCTAAAATGACTTATTGCTAAATCAAATTAGGGGTGTGATATTTAGGTTACAGTTGGAAGGAGTCTTTGAATTTCTTGATGTCTTGTTCGTATCGAGTTTGTGAGAAGTTGTCTTGACGTTTCCAGTAGTTTATTTTTCGTTCGCAGATTGTGAGTTCTTTAGAAGCTTGGATTTTTTCACGAGGATCATCGCTTTTTTGAAGGATGAATTTAAGGAAAAAATAGTTTTGTAGGTGTGTGGAGATTACGCGGTTAGAGTCAAAGCTAGAAGGGTCGAAGGAGCCGGAGAAACGACGAGAGAGGTTTTCGTTTTCGCTGTAGCAGAACATTTGTGTAATCCTTTTGTTAGACCCTATCCTTATACCACAGTTAAAAACCTTTGTACACAGTTTTATCGCACATGATGCAAACTTTTTTCAACGATCTCGATATCCTCAGGATTGTTTACTTCCCAAAAGTCAAAGTGCAGTGGATTCATCTTCATGCAATGGATTGTGTAACCGTTCTCCAGGAATCGAATCTGCTCCAAGCCTTCAGTCTTTTCTAGTGGACTTTCCTCTAGCATAGAGTATTCAAACAAAGCTTCTGGCTTGTATGCATACATTCCGATATGATAGTACATGGGAATCTTGGAAGACGTGGACTGTACGTTAGTCAGGTTTGCACCATATGGAATCATCTCCTTAGAGAAGTACAGCGCAGCTCCATCGGTATCAGTTACCACAGTCGTACCACCAGCTCTGCCTTCTGCACGGCAATCCAAGAACCGTTCAGCAGTTTCCATATTCATTCTGAATGTCGGAGTGATGACATCAAATGGTTTGTCAAAGGCATACATGCGCTCATACTCTTCCATCATCATACTGAATACATAATGCGGAATAAGTGGAGAGTCACCTTGCAGGTTAATTACATAATCAAACTCGTTACTAAACTCCTCACCGTGCTTATCGATGAGTTTGACCATGGCTTCAGCTACACGTTCAGTACCGTTCTTATGGTCAGGACTTGTCATTACGTATTCTTGATTAATGCGAATACACAGGTCTGCAATCTGTCGATCATCAGTAGCAACATAGACAGGAAGACCAGTACGCTTACCAGTCTCGATGGTTTGTTCGAGTACAGTCTTGTCACCCAGCTTCTCTAGCATCTTGCCAGGGAAGCGGCTGGAGTTATAACGTGCAGGAATAATAATAATTGGTTTTAGTCGCATTAGTCAATCCCCAGTGCATCACACAGAGTACGAATGTCTCTGCATACCATTTCAAATTGTGGAAGGTTTAAGCTGTTTGGTCCGTCGGATGGTGCGTTGTCAGGATCAGGATGAACCTCAACGAAGATGCCATCTACATTCTTAGTTGCAACAGCGGCACGTACCAAAGCAGGTACATAGTTACGATTACCACCAGAAGAACCGCCGAGGCCACCGGGTTTCTGAACGCTATGAGTGGCATCAAAAATAAGGGGAGTAGTATAATTCTCAGCAATGTACTGAAGACCAGTAAAGTCATTAACAAGGGTGTTATAGCCAAAGCTAGTGCCCCTTTCAGTAATCCAGACATTCTCTTCTCCCACTTTAGTCAGAATACCAGCAACATCCCACGGTGCTAAAAACTGGCCTTTCTTTACGTTAACAATCTTTCCTGTGTTCTTTGCTGCCAACAGAAGATCAGTCTGTCTACACAGGAAAGCAGGGATTTGTAGTACATCAACAGAACTTTTGATCAGAGCTGCCTGTCCTGTAGTATGTATATCGGTTACAATCTTACATCCAAGTTCCGCCTTAATCTCATCGAAGATAATCATGGCAGATTCCAAACCAACACCACGCTGTGCACCCATTGATGTACGATTAGCTTTATCGAAACTTGCCTTAAAGTAATATTCTAAACCGTACTTCTCTGCCATGTTCTGACAGTATCTTGCCACGCCCAGTGAGTTTCTTTCTAACTGGCATGGTCCTGCAATAATTTTCATATCATACTAACAGAGCAATTTCTTCAGCTCTGTTCTCCGCTTGTTCTAAGGTTGCAATATTTTTAGAGTGAAGAAAGACTGTACCATCATCTTCCTCTGCTATTAGTTCATATCCAGAACCGTTTTTATAGACCTTAACTAGTCCGCCATTATCTTGAATCCAATATTCAGAGATTAGTATCTTAGGCATTAGGTAACTCCTTATACCAGTTCTTTAGGAATGGCAAATGATCTTTGAGGATACCTGCACACTTATAGGCAACCTCTCGATGTTCCTTCTGTGTACCATTAGCACACCGCAATTCACAATAGTGAATCCAAGAACGAATGTTACCTTTCATGTACATACGAGACTGCATGTTACCTTCGGGAAGTACTGCACGTGCCTGTTCCTTGGCAATACCGTTACCAATTGCCCACTTATATGCTAACTGAGCTTCATGAACAATTTGTTTTTGTTTGGCTTCCCATGCCCACTGTAGTTCAGCATCGTCAGTTTCAATAGAGTTTTGTCGATTCTTAGGGTCCTGCAGTCGTGCTTCACGCATGTACACGGCCAAGTCTTTGGTTGGATCAGCATACCGCTGGCTGAACTCTTGGAATGAGAATGAACGGTGACGGAGAATCTGACGAGCAATATCACGAGTCGTATTGATTTCCATTACCATATCAACCATCTCAAAAGGCGACCAGTGCTTGTGGTCAATCAGATACTTCAGAAGCTTCTCTGATGGTGCATCACTGTTCTGATTGTTAGGGTTGGAGACTCGAGCACAATACACGATCAAATCTTGTGCAGACATCTTCTTGCCTGTACCATCTTGATAAGCATTGATCATGGAAGAGGTGATGCCAACGGGAAGCACGGTTTGGTTCATATTTTAAAGTCCTTAAATTTATCACCGGAAGGCGTTTTATCAAATACGGGAATTCCGTCATCTACAAGAGTTTGTTCTTTCACATCAATATCAAACAGTCTCATCTTGGATCTATCTATACCGACCACAAAGCGCTTGTATAGACCTGGATCGTTATATCGATTCTTCAGCTGTTTGACCATAATTTGTCCTGATTGCTCCAGTTCCTCATTGGAGATCAGGGCGAACATTAAGTCGGCTGTGGCAGGTAGACCAAACGACTCAGAGGTATCTTCAAGTCCTGGATCGGAGTTGCCATAACCAGAACGAGTAGTTTGCGTTGCACTAACCAGAGGTACCGCAAATTCAACCGCCAGGCCACGCAGTTCTTCAGCGATAGCTTTGATATAGGTGTAAGAGTTAATTGCACCACCCATTGCCTTCATCCGTGAAGATGCACAGATATTGAGGTAGTCAATGAATACGATATCAGGTTCAAACGAACGCTTGAGCTTTAGTTCTTTCAATAATGCACGGAAGTGGCCAACGTGTGCTGCACCGGTTGGATATTCCTTGACAATCAGTTTACCTACGGTCTTCTTAGCGATAGCATTGACCTTTTCAGTAAACATAGTCTTGGGAAGTTTCTCCAACTGATCGATTGGAATGTCAAGTAGGTTGGCATCGATACGTTCAGCGATACGTTCCTCAGCCATCTCCATGGTAATGTACAAGACATTCTTACCCTGAAGCATTGAGCTGGCGGCAACGTGACACATGAATAGAGACTTACCCACGCCTGTACCTGCCAGTGCGATGTTCAGCGTCTTATCGGGTAGACCACCTTTAGTGATCTTGTTGAAGTTATCCAGATCGAACGGAAGCTTCTCCTCATCACGAGTATAGAACTCGTAACGTTCTTCGGCGTTATCGATATAGTCGTGACCTACATACGAATCAAAGGCAACACCCAACGCTTCAGTTAACAGATCAGGGATGGCATTCTTAGTTAGCTTTTCGTCTTTACCATCCAAGATATCGATAGACTTCATGATCCCGATATGCAGTGCACGTTCCTGGCACCACTTCTCAGTCTTTTCCAACAGGAAGTCTTCATCTACGTCAGCGGGAGAGAAGATCTCTGGAAGCATTGCCGAGATCTCAGTGAACATATCCTCGGATAACTTCTCATCCTGTTCGAGATCGATACGAAACGCTTCCAGAGTAGGTAGTGTGTTGTGTTTATCAACGAATGCACCAATCTGCTTGAAGATCACCTTGAGTGAACCTTCAAAGTAGTTTGGCTTTAGGAAAGGAATGACTTTACGGAGATAGCTTTCATTGTTCAGGAGTGATCTTAATATCACTCTGTTCAGATTCTGCGTCATAGAATTGTATAGTTCCTTTACCGTCTTTCAGTCCCTCTTCAATAACCCAAAACATCAGGTCTGAGACGTAGGCTTCAAAAGCATCATTATGGTTTAGTTCTTTGTGAGGTTCTAGTACCTCGTAGCCGAAGGCCATTCGCAAGTCTTCGTCATCTTCATCATCATCCTCAGCGATAACACTGCCGTCTTCTTTCTGAATTTGAATATCACTAAAGATTATTCGGGCGCCTTTGTAGTCACCTTTCAAGACTTCAATGCACCAGCCAGGCGGCATATTGATCCCCATATAGGACCAGTCAACATCTTCTTTATACATCTTCGAGTTCATCCTCGTTTACAATTGTTACAATCTCTTCAGGCACAACACCAATCTTGTATTGGTCCTCGATAAACTTCTTGAATTTATCAGAGGTAATTATATCACGCCAGAACTCATTTGTTAACTCTTTTTGCCTAAAGTTTTTTCCGTCGATTTCACCTGTTTCTTGGTCGACTTTGGCGTACCAGCCTTGTTTTGGTTTAACCACAAATTCCCCTGCAAGAGCCACATCAAGTAGGCCAGAGGCCACATCGATGCCGCCTTCCCAAGAAACCGTGATAGGAATGATGGATTTTTCACGGACATATCTAGATTTCTCCACGTTAATTACAAAATCATATCCGGTAACTTCAGTGCCAACCTTGTTCTGTCGACGACCAATAATCCAGATATTATCTGCTGAGTAATAGATTCCTGTTCCACCGGACACAACTGCCTTGGGGAACAGACCAATCTCTTGGTATGTATGGTTGATTGCAAGCATGGGAATGTCTTTCATCGTCAGATGTGGAGTACACATCCGGAACAGACCTTTCAATGCTTTGGCACGTGACATATCGGCTACCGACTTCTCGTTCAGTGCGTCATCCAATTCTTTCTTAGATGCGATGTTACCAATGGAGTCAATAATGATAATGACTTTATCATCGCGCTCTAGCTGTTCAAGCTGGTTGATCAGATCGAACTTCAGCTCCTCAACATTTGTCACTGGGGTATGAAGTACACGTTCGGTATCGATATCAAAATTCTGGAAGTATTCTTGTGGCGAACCAAACTCAGAATCATAGAACAACATTACAGCTTCTGGATATTGTTTCATATAAGCTGATGCGATCTTCAGAGCGAATGAACTCTTAAAGTGTTTAGACGGACCAGCAAGTACAGTAAGTCCTGGAGTCAATCCACCTTCTAATGATCCAGACAAAGCAACATTTAGCATAGGAACATCTGTCGGGATCATGTCTTTATCGGTAAAGAACTTAGACTCAGACAGGACTGCAGTATGACTAAGCTTAGAATTCTTTTTCAGTTTATCCATAATGGAAGGCATAGTAATTCCTTTCTGTTTCAATGGAGGTATTATATATTATTCAGGCGTGAATGTACACCTCTTTTTTTATAAATAGAATACCAATATCATAAAGGGCAAACACCATGTTCAAAAGAATGTTTGCTGCTTTTATCATGACATTAGTGACCACAGCAGCATATGCGCAAGATGAGACAACTACAACTTCTGATGTTGATCCCATTGTCACAGAAAACTATAATGAGAGCACCGTAGATTCGACAAGTGAGTCTACAACTACCGTTC